GTACTCAGCTTGTGACGGATCTTGAAGGGAGCAGTCCAGGTTGAAGCATTGCCCCTGGAATAATCCTGCTCAACAGGCGCATAAGCTTTCGTAAACTTAGCACCAGCCTTTACGTCATCTGCTGGCATAGCAACATTGCCACTGGGATCCAGCATTTGTACCGTATAGGCGTAGTTAGAACCACGCGGGTACGGGCCATCAAGAATCTTGACCTGTTGGCCGCTTTGACTGAAAAGTACATAATCGGGCGGGAACCAGCTATCCGCAAACTCCAGCTCGAAAGGTGTTCCACCAAGTCCGGGATCCGTGACTGTCACATCATTGGCCAGGTTACGGGTATCGTCAACAGGACTGTCAACGTCATACTCGTACTCATCCTGACTGATGGATGTAGTCTGGTTCAACCCTTCCGAGAGGAATGACAGCGGAAACCTGTCAGCTTCCCGACCGGAAAGATAAGTAATTGCAGGGCCGATCTTCTCAGGACGTGTCTGGAACGCCTGAGCAAGACTGTTCGTGTCCGTGTGCAATTTAGAATTGTAAGGTTTGTTAAACGGTAACATACTCTACCTCCTTTTTTAGATTAGACTTTATTGCTGCTGTGCTGTTTGCTGATATAGTGCTTCCATATCAGGCTCTTCATTTCCTGTCTGGCCTCTGTTTTCATCACCAGGGTTTTGGCCTCCACCCTTGTCATTCTCTTTCTCCTGGTTCAGTTTCTGACGAAGTGTACGTGCAGCAGAGTTAGTCGTGCTGCGGCTGATCAGCTGTTTAAGCGTCAACCCTTTCACATTAGCAAGATAATCAATGTAATCATGCATCATCTGTGTGTCAATGTCACGCTGTTGCCGATCCACGTCAGCCTTTGCCATACCATCCTGTGTTACAGGAGAAGAGATATACTCAAAAAATGCGCGCTTCTCGCTTTCCGGCATCTGGATACCATTAATATCCTTCTTCTTTGAGATGTCATTCCAGATATTATCCCAGAACTCTTTGGCTTCCTGTTGCCTCTTTTGTTCTTCCTGTTCTCTTTGCTCCTTGAGCTTTTTAGCCCTTTCTTTCTGATTATGGGCTAGTTTAGTTAGTGACTTCTGAGCCCTGTCGGACAGCTTTCCTGCCTGCTCCAGATCACTGATAAGCTCACTAATATCCTCTTCAGTTTCACCGAGCTCTTTATAATAGTCCTTCACGATCTGCTTGTGTTGTTCAGGATTATCGTTCTCGATCTCAACCTGTGTGTAGTCAGTCTGAGGATACTTGGCGTAGAGGAGCTCACGCGGATCCCCTCCGTTGTTCTGATATTCAATAACATCCCTTACCAGCTGGTCACTATTGACAATACGCTGGAATTCCTGTTGGGCAATCTGCTCAGCAGCACGTGTCGCAAATTGTGCGACACCTTCTTCAGTTTCCGGGAATTCGTTTGTTTCTAGCTCAATGCCGATCTTATCCCTGATCGTATCAATGATACCAGACTCATCCTGACCACCCTGATCATTATCAGCAGGTTCAGCCTCATCCTCATTAACAGGGTTACCATTCTGGTCTAATTGCCTGTTATCGGCAGGGGCAGGCTCCTGGCCCTGGTCATCAGTAGGCGCTGGTTCATTGCCAGTTGACGGTGCAGGGGTATTGCTATCAGTATTGGCCAGATCAGATGGCTGATCAGTCTCACCTACATCATCAACAGTAATCTTGACTACTTCTTCCTCCTGGTTCTGCAATTGATTGTTTTGTGTTGTCATACTACAAACATCTTTTAATGTTTCAAATTGTACAAGAATTATAAATAACAGTATAAGATGATAATATATCACTCATTAGCTGTCATTTTGTTGAGAATCCTGCTGGATTTTTCTTTCCTCTATTTCCTTATCATATTCAACTTCCTTGTTCTCGATCTCATTTTCACGTTGCTGTGACCGAGCATCCTGCTTGGCCTTGAATTTCTCAAGTTCAAGCTCTTGCTTCTTGAAGTCCTCTGCTCTTTGTTTGCCCTCCTTGAAGCCTTCGTTCCGGGCTTTCTGGATAGCTTCCTCCATCTTCTTCTGTGTATCTTCCGTATCCTTGATCTTTTCCTTTATCTTCTCAAAGGACTCGGACTGGATGATCTCAAGGGCATCAGATACCTTGCCTTCATTCTGTAGCATCGGCTGTATCATTTCTTCAGCCTTCTGCTTGTTCCTTTGCTCCTTGCGGCTATTTACAACAAATACCGAATAGTCACTCTCCTGGTGCTCGGCCCCATCAATAGATATAACTTTCAGCCTTTCCTTTGTACTTAAATAGGATCCCTTCTTTCCTTCCCTCCATGCGATCTTGGATAGGTCAAGGAGACCCTGAAGCTCCCGCTGTTCAAACCGCTGGTGTTTTCTAAAGTACTCATCGGTCATGTAACTTGACTGTATAATAGCCTGCTCTGTTGTAGACTTACCCTGGTACTGACCTATTGAAGCCCTTCTTTGCGCTGTAATACCACTAACACGTTCCCACTCAGCTACTATTTGGTTCAGCAGGTTAATATACTGATCAATAGTCTTGAGGGATAAATCCAGTATATTCTGGTGGGTAGCAGGCAGGTCATCGCCCCCTATCTGCTGATAGTTAACCCATGCAATACCTGACTTTTCAATAAGGTACATCCATTGATCCATGCTGTACTTGTCAGGTATAAGGTTAATATCAAGCATTGCAAGCACATCCTTGGCTTTAGCAATGGCGTTGTTGAGTTTGTACTTGTAAATGTTATAGGTTACCTGATAGGGCTTACCTAAACCAACGAAAGAAATATTACGGGAATTAGCAGTTGTGTGGGCGCGGCCGTTTATAGGCAGCTTACATTCTGATAAGTTGTTAAGCGAGTTACGCTGGTTAGGAACAGGCCGTATCTTTTTGTATAGTTTACCATCAATTTTGTAGCCTTCCCAGGCCTGGTTTACCCATATCCACTCTACAGTTTCACCAAGTTCCTTTTGTGGTTTATAATCCTCATCAACTATTGTTTCATTCTCAGCACCAAGCTCATCCTTGTACTTGAGGATCCCGATCTTACGCTTTGATTTCCAGCACACATAGACCTTCTCTACTAACCTATCTTTCTGAATATTGGGGTTAGTGCCCTCCATGCCCCTGTTGTTGATCTCATTATTATAGTCGGCATCAACATCTGTCCAGCCACCTGAATACGCAGGAGAAGATCCTGACTGACCGCCTGCTGCGGGAAACTGGTAAGTAGTCGTCTGATTGGGGTTTTCTAACTGCTGGATCTCTTCCTCGGTAAGCTCGTTGTAGAACTCATCAATGATAGTAGAAGCATGTTCAAGCACACGGTAAAGCGCCCAATGAGCATCTTCTACAAACTCTACATCAACATCCTTACTGTAATCCACGTTAGTCGGAAAGAGGTTCTTGTAGTATATCTGGGAATCTACAATGTACTTATGTGAGAACTCGTAGGCTGAAATAAGATAGTTATTGAAATTGTCTACAAACTTGTCATGTAGCTCACATTCGTTGTAAATGTAGTTGAGTGCTTCCTGTCCCTGTATAGCACGTTCTGATTTAAACGAGCTCTCTTTTTCCTGTACTATTTCCTTAGGATTCTTTGTCTCATCGGTAGGCCTTCCGGGGTCTTCTCCCCTTCGGTTTAGCTCATTGGCAAACTCCTGATCCTGCTCTTTAATAAGCGCCTCCATGAGCATCTCTTCCTTTTCTGTTGTAACATCCGGATTTGATGTTATTACCTGGAAGTTAGTGCCCATGTCGTTCTTCTCCCCGCCAAGTACTGCAAGATCGCTATTAAGCAGGGGGTAGTTTCTCAATTCTGTTGGAAGCTCCTGGCGCTCCTCTCCATACGGCCTTGTTATTTCCTCGTAGTCCTCATCATGGATAATACCATGTACAGCGTCATAAAGCTTACGTATCTTCCAGTTATTGTAGGAAGACGTAAGTGTACTCATGTTACATATAGCATCAATAGTGAGCTTTCCATGCTCATTATCGTTTGCTACTTTCTGATTATATGTCTTTAGCTGGCTGGGCATGCCCATGCCCGTAAAACTAGAACTAATTGTAGCCATAGTACAAGTTTAACACATAAATTTTGCTTAGTTATCGTCAATAACTGTAGCCCTGATAATCATATACTATCTCACAGCATTTTTACCAAGGATCTTATCAAGCTCGTCTGCCCTCGGCATTCTCCGTGCATTACTGGATGCATTATCATCAGGAGAATTAAGGTCTCTCATAAAATACATACCCACGATCAGGGCCATAACACGGTCAAAGTTTCCCTTATCCCTGTTATACTGCATTAGTTCCTCAACCAGTCCGGGATCCCTTATCATGTCCATATTTGTAAAGTGCTCGCCATCCTCATTAGCGCCCCTTTTCTGCTTAAGCCAGTCAGCAAGGAACCCCTCACCATCACA